AATAGAGAAGGTGATGATGAGACATGTTATATGTCTATGATATTTGCCGCAAGTTGTTATAAGTTTTTAAAAGATTATGGTGCTACAATTGCAACATATAAATTGGCAGATAAATTTGCAGTAGGTAGAAATGATCACATATTTTCTTTGGCAGAATTATATCATGAACTAGGTGATTATGAAAACATGTTAAAACAAACTACGTATATGTTGCAACCAGAAAGAACAAATGCATTTCCAAGATATTGTTCTTTTATTGATACATCTATATACTATGATAGTCCATCACAAAGAATTCAAAATTTACATCAAATTGCATTAGATAAAACCACAAATAAAAATCAACAATTAAATTTTATGATTAATAAAAATCATAATAAGAGATTATTTGTTGTTGATAATTTTTATACTAATCCAGATCAGGTACGTGAGTTTGCATTGAATGTAGAATTTAAAACTGATATACAATGGTACAAAGGATTACGTTCTGTTCAACCATATCGTCCTAAAGGTCTTAAAGAAGCATTTGAATATATTATAGGTGAGAAGATTACAGTATGGGAAGAACATGGACACAATGGTTGTTTTCAAATATGTACCGCAGAAGATCCACAAGTATATCATTTTGACCAACAAAAATGGGCAGCCATGATATACTTGAGTCCAGATTCACCATTAGAAAGTGGAACAAGATTACACAAATCTAAAGTTACCGGACTTAGACATTCATCTGAAGAAGGTATAGATTTTTCATTTAATGGTGGATTTTATGATAGCACTAAATTTGATATTACTGATTCCGTTGGTAACATATATAATAGATTGATCATAATGGATGCAAGATGTATCCATTCTGCCGGACCTTATTTTGGTCAAGGTATAGAAGATGGAAGATTAACCCACTTATTTTTCTTTGATTAAAGGCAAAAAATGAAAACATTACTAGAAAACGAAGCAAGAGTATCAAAATATCTTTTTAATGATGATGCAGTTGTAACATTGAATGAAAGTAACATAGAATTTTTAGGTGAAGTTGTAGATACTGAATTAAATTCTTCAAATTCAACATTGGTATCTGAAGTAACACCACCAGATGATTGGATTGGAAAAAAATATATCTATACTGAAGAAGGAACCTGGATTCAGAATCCAAACGATCCAACATTATAATTAATTTTTAAGTGAGTATATTATGAAACAATTTAAGTATAGTATTTTTACACCCGAACATAGTCCTGGTAATATTCTTTTCTTACTAGAACTATATGAATCAATCTGTACCCAAACATATACAAATTGGGAGTGGATACTATACTTAAATAATAAATGTTTACCTGAAAATATACCAGATAAGATTAGAAATAATCCTAAAGTAAAAGTTATTTGTGTAGGTGATACTAATAGTAATGTTGGGGCATTAAAAAAAGAAGCATGTAGTTATGCAACTGGCGATATATTAGTTGAAGCTGATCATGATGATATATTAACACCAGATTGTTTAGAAGAATTGAACATTGCATTTCAAGATGATGAAATAGGATTTGCATATAGTGATAATGCAGTTCTTCATATGAAAGATGAATTTGTTCCATATGATAATTCTTTTGGATGGGAATATACAAAATATAATTGGAAAGGTAAAGACTTAGTTGCAATGAAGAGTTTTGAACCTTCTAGTCATAGTCTTGGATATATTTGGTATGCACCAGATCATGTTCGTTCATGGCGTAAAAGTGTATATGAACAAATTGGTGGTCATAATTCTACATATTCTATTTGTGATGACCATGAGTTGTGTATACGTACCTATCTAGTAACAAAGATGAAACATATACCTAAAGTTTTATATTTGTATAGAATTACAGGTGATAATACTTGGTTGGCAAGAAATGAACAAATACAAACAACAACAAAAGAATTGTTTGCAGAATATGCTAGAAAATTAGCAGAAAAAGATGCAGAGAATAATAACTTACTTAAATTAGATATTGGTGGTGGTTTAAATCCCTATCCAGGTTATGTAACATTGGACTTAAGAGAAGATGCAGATATAGTATTTGATTTGAATGATGGTATTCCTTTACCCGATAATACTGTAGGTGTATTAAATGCTAGTCATATCTTAGAACATCTATATGATAAAACTAAAATCATGGCAGAGATTCATAGAGTATTGGCACCAGGTGGGTGGGCATTTATTGAAGTTCCTAGTACCGATTGTAGAGGTGCATTTCAAGATCCAACACATGTAAGTTATTGGAATGAGAATAGTTTTCTGTATTACACAGATGCATACTTAGCAAATTTTATTGATAACAAAACAATACGTTTTCAAGAATACAGAAAATTGACTTATTTTCCAAATGAGTGGATGCAGAATTTAAATGTATGTGTTACTAGTGCATGGTTAGTTGCTATTAAAGATGATATGAAGAGACTTCCTGGTCTATTGAAGATATAAATAGATACAAATAGGAGAAATTTAAATGGCACTAGTGGGATCAGGACAAATATCTTTATATGACATAGCTAGAGAATGGATGGGTTATAATGCTCCTAATCCATTATATGGTGGTGTGGACCCCAGAGATTCGTCAAATGGTGTTGGAGATGTTTGGAATATAGGTAGTTTCTATAAACGAAATGATGCCTCTGGTCGAGTAGCACCAGCATCAAATAAACGTGTTTATAGTAGAAACGATTTTAAAACTGCTAAATTTTCGGGTATAACTAGTAATTTTGGAACTATACCATTAATGTCTGGTGCAATTAGTTTTTCAAATTTTTATGGATCACAAATAGGAGAAACTTAATATATTATGTTTGATTATGAGAAATATTATGAAGAACAATCTAATATAAAATTTGAGCATTTTGATTTAGGTCATGAACTGCCAGAAAAAAATATATTTGCATTATATTCTCCTAGTTTAAATACTTTTTTAATGGTAGATTATAGGTATAATTTACTTAGAAAAATAAGATTAATTTTATCATCTAAGATTCGGGTAGAGATAATTAATCTTTCATTAAATACTAAGAATTTTAATGATCCTATTTTAACAAATTATAATTCTATATTTTATAAACCAATTAAATCAAAAGGTTTTCAACCTACTCATATTAATGTTAAATCTGAGATTAATTTTATTATTTCTAAAAATAAATGTATTTCAAAAGAAGAACTTGATAAAATAATAGATATACAAGAATACTTATTTTTTTGTCAGTATGTTATATTACAATATTATTTCTTTTTTTCAAATATTTTTGTTTCTTATAATATGGAAAATTCTTTAGAAGAAATAAACTTTTTAAAGAATATATTTAATGATTCTAACATGGATAATTTTTTTGAGGAAGAATTATCTGATATTAAGAAAAAATTATTTTTAGTAAATATTATTGATAATTGTTTGTTTATTTCAAATAATAAGTTTGTTTTTTTTAATAATGCCAAACAAAAATTTATGGAAAACAAAGATATACTATTACGTGATTATAAAATTGAAAGTTTGGTAATTGGAGATTTTATAGGTATATTTAAAGAATGAAAATAACATATTTAAATTATAAAGATTTAAACACATCATTATTAAGATATGATACTGATCAGGTACAACCTTTTTTAGATTTATTAAATAGTCAAAAAGTATATAATTATTATTGTATTAAAGATATAATAACGATTGTATCTGATTTTGTATGCCGTTCAAATCTTTCTAAAAATTCATTTAAAAGGTCATTAGAAGATTACCAAAGAATGCCTTTGTATGATGATAAATTTACTAAAAGTATATCAGACATATGTGATGAAAGAGCGTTAGAATTAGAAAAAAAAGTATTAGAAAATAATAAAAAACTAATTGTTCAATGGTCTGGTGGAATAGATTCAACTGCAGTTTTGGTATCTATATTAAAAAACTTCTCAAAAGAAGCATTAGAACAAGTTAAAGTTGCCTGTAGTCATATCAGTATTATGGAAAACAATACTTTTTTCTTAAATCATATTCACAATAAAGTTAAAATAGTCCATAATAATTGGAAATTTAAATCTGATAGTGATTTTTATTTTGTTGATGGTGAACCAGGTGATTTTTTATTTGGTTCTGAGTTTTGTATTAATCAATTTATGAGTAGATACCCAACAAAAACTTATGAAAAATGGTCTAGTAACATGTCTATTTTAAGGCAGTTATTTAAACATAAAGAAAATATGTCTTTCTCAAATTGGTTTTTAAATGAACAGATAGAAAATTTTAATAATGTTAATGTACCAGTAGAAACAGTTATGGATTTTTTCTGGTGGATTAATTTTGATAATAGATGGTCAGTTAAATCTTATGGTAAAATTATAGCTTATTTAGATTATAGTGATATGAATAAAGATAGTATTAACTTGATAATGAATAATGGTATTAATTTTTTCAATACTTCAGATTTTCAACAATGGAGTATGTCAAAAAATAATACTGGAGAAAAAATAATTAAGAGCATCATTGATTATAAGATGCCCTTAAAAAAATACATATACGAATTTGATAATAATGAATTCTATTTAAATTTTAAAACAAAAGTAAATTCAAATTCTTTGTTTCCTAAATATAGTTTAGAAAAACCTATTTTAATACTAGATAACAATATAAGTTTTAATACTTTTAATATTATGTATTCATTACCTTATTTACAAGAATTAATATTGAACTAAAACAATAGTTGTTATACCCGAATCTTTATATTGATTATTTCTATATGTTAAAGATTCTTGTATAATTAGATCAAGATTATATTCTTTTTTTGCATCAATATTAATAAAAGTTAATTCTATTGCTTCTAAAGCATTTGGATATACGGTATTTGCAATTTCTTCACCCGATAAACTTCTAATACTTAATTTACCTGTATCTATATATTTTTCTTGTCTATGAGTAACAAAATCTTCTGGAAAATTGTAATACGGTATTGATTCACTATTTGCAGATTGTGATTCTGTTAAACTGTGAAATACGGTCGTCTTTACTGTCATTATTCGGTTGCCTCCTTGGCCCAATCTGCTTTATTCCAAGCACGTTCGTGGAAATAATAGAGAATACTATTCATTACAAGAGCAAAACCAGCGAAAGCTATACCTGCTTTCCAACTTCCACTGGTCCACCATGCACCTGCAAAATTACTTAGTGTTACTGTTACTCTCCAAGATACTGCTTTAATAACACTACGATACGCTTTTTCATGCCACTTTGGTTTCTTAAATATAAACATAATCAATTCCTATAATAAAATTAAGCTGCTTTCTGAATACTCTCTACTAAACCTTTTGAAAAATAGTTTTCATATTTAGTATATACTTGTTTAGTAATCTCTTTAAACTTATCTTGTTCTTGTTTAGGTAGATTAATAACTTTGATACCATCGGCAATACATCTTTGTTTTACCAATTCAACATCTTCAACTGCTTCAACTCTTTCTGCTTGTGCAGCTTCATAAGCGGCAGTTTTGATTGCTTGTTGATGTTCTGGCTTCAAACTATTCCAAAACTTCTCATTCATAACGATACCTGTTAAGAAGAGACTATGTTCGGTATTATTGACATATTCACATACTTCATTTTGATTCATACCATAAACACGAGGATAGGTACTTTCGCCACCTTCAATTAATCCAGAACGAACTTCTTGAGGAATGTTCTCGATAACCATTGGAACAGGAATAGCACCAACTGCTTCAAAAGTATCATATGCAATAGGTGACTTTTCACTTACTCTTAGTTTTAGACCTTTAAAATCTTCAACTGCATTGATTGCTTGAGTTGATGGGATAATACGGAATCCACCACTATAGGTAAATGCCAATCCACGAACTGGACTATTTTCATTTAATCTATTGAGTAAATCTGCACCAATTTCGCCATCTAAAATCTTTTTGGCATGATCATGATCTTTAAATAAGAAAGGAAGGTCAAGAACATGCATATCTTTTAAGTATTTGCCTAATTGAGGTGTATAGGATTGAGTCATTTCTACACGACCAGATTCAACTTCCGCCAAAACATCATTATGTGTTAATGGTTTTAAGGCGAATTCTAAAGCATTGTATTCTGATAGAGTATAAACATTAACATTTAACTCATTATTTGTTAGGGTTTTTAGTTTTTCTGAGAATTTATTTGCGGCTCTTAGAAATAATTCTAAAGGTTCATGAGCAATAACCCAATTAATTGTTGTCATTTTTTCTCCTTGGAAAGACAAGTGATATATACATTATATATTCTATTTATATATTCAGGTTTCTAAAGACATAAATAACAGTATAATTTATTTTTAGGTAAAAACATGGCAAAACCAACAACAAGAGCGCAATTTAAAGACTATTGTTTACGTAGATTAGGTCATCCTGTTATACAAATTAATGTGGATGATGATCAAGTTGAAGATCGGATTGATGATGCTTTAGCATTTTT